ACCCTAACTGCCGCTGACACAGTTGTGTTCTTTGGCCCACTCATGTCAGTAGAAATGTATACGCAGTGCATAGCACGAGCCGACCGCAAAGGTCAAGACTCCGACAAAGTTACTGTGGTACACATTGAGTCAAGCCCAATTGAAAAGAAATTATTCAAGGCAATGAATACAAAAGTTTCCGATCACGCAATGCTTGTTGGCATGTTCAACAGCGAAGTAAAAAATATTTAAAAAAGGAGTTGCAAATTAATTCAGTCGTGCTATGCTGTCCAACCATTGACAATAAAATAATTTAAGGAGAAGTAAAATGTTAGCTATAGATGACGAGGAGCCTGCTCCTCAGGAAGCGCCGACAGAGGTCATTGTCCCAATGGACAAGTTGGCAAAGGTGTACCGCAAGATGCAGTCACGCGTACAAGAACTGACTCAAGAGTTCGAAACACAGATTGAAGAAATCAAACGTCAGCAAGACGTTGTGAAGATCGCGCTTAAAGACCAGATGCTCAAGCTTGGCGTATCAAGTGTACGCACAGACCAAGGCACCGTAGTGCTGTCTACCAAGACACGCTACAACACACAGGACTGGGACTCGTTCAAAGAGTTCATCAAAGAACACGATGCGTTGGACTTGTTGGAGAAGCGTATTGCGCAGACCAACATGGCTACGTTCTTGTCTGAGAATCCCAGTCTAGTTCCCGCAGGGCTTAACTCTATGACAGAGTACGCCATTTCAGTTCGTAAACCAACTAAGTAATCAGGAGAATCATTATGAGCAATGTAGCTCTATTCAACCCATCCCAAGCCCCCGCGTTCGCAAAGAACCGCACATCGTTGTCACCTGTTGCCCGAGCCCTAGCCGGTGGTGCAGTTGGTAGCGGAACTAAGAGCATCTCCATCAAAGGTGGTGTGTTTCGTTTGAACGAAGGCGGCAAAGAGATTGCCGCTATCGAAGAGCGCTACCTCGACGTAGTCATTGTCAATGCCGCGCCTGATGTTTCACGCGTGTTCTATGCCAAGGCTTACGATGGTGAAGCCAGCGCTCCCGACTGCTGGTCACAAAGCGGCAAGGTGCCTAGCCCCGACGCAAGCAACCCACAGCACACCAAGTGCGACGGATGCCCACAGAACATTGCCGGTTCTGGTCAGAACAACAGCCGCGCTTGCCGCTACCAACAGCACATTGCTGTAGTGTTGGCCAATGATATGGAAGGCGCTGTATTGAAGTTGACTGTGCCTGCCAAGTCTGTGTTTGGCAAAGAAGAAGGCGACAACCGCGCTCTGCAAGCTTACGCTCGTCACTTGGGCGCACAGAACATTGACCCATCTGAGGTCATCACTCGCATGAAGTTCGACACTAAGTCTGAAGCACCGAAGTTGTTCTTTAAGCCTATGCGTTGGTTGACCGACGACGAGTTCCCAACCATTCAGCAACAGGGCAAGACAGACGCCGCTGTTAAGGCTGTGACAATGTCTTTCTCTAGGATGGACAGCGTTGCCGCCCCTGCACCTTTGAAACTCGAAGGCAAGCGCCCTGCGCCTGTGGTCGAGGAAGAGGAAGCCCCCGCACCCAAGGCTAAGACCAAAGCTAAGCCTGCCCCTCTGCCTGCCGAGGATGATGAGGAGCCCGTAGTTCGCAAGGAAGAGAAGAAGCCCAACGCTGTGCCCAAGGCGAAGGCTGACTTGTCTGCCATGGTGGACGACTGGGACGAAGCAGAATAAGGAGCAGATGATGAAACTTATGACACGCGACTCTACACCAAGAGACTTTCAAAAAGTTTACCGCAAGGGTGACGTTGTTTACGTTCCGCACTTTCGTAACAGTGATGCGTATGTAGGCCCCGGATACCCTCGCTTCACAAAGCAACGCTACACTGAGTACGAGCTTGTCGCAGGAGGTGCTGTGCAAGAGACCATGCCTTTGTGGACAAGGGGTAATTACGGACTTGTTAGCGACGCCAACTTATAAATATCGGGGGGAAAGTTTGACAAGGTTTACTTTTTGAAAGCTTGTAGGCGACTTGTTATTCCGGTACCCCCACCTACACCATGCCATATTCACAACAAGTAATTAGCGCAGTCAAGAAAGCGCCTAAGACGTTGGGCAACCAACTCGGGCGGTGGGCTGTGCATCATGACTTCTCTGCTATTAAGATAGCCAAAGTGACAGGAGCCTCTCGGCAATCTGTTTACAACTGGTTCAATGGCGGTGAAGTATTCGTGGCTTACCGACCCTCGGTCGAAGCTATCCTTAAAATTTTACAAACGTCCGGTACGGGCGAAGAAGCTTGGAGACGAACATGCAAAGCATTCAACCTAAAAACTTAAGCGATGAAGAAATACTGCATCAGATATACATGATGGGTAATGAGATGCTACCAAAAGAATGGGTAGAAGTTCTGTGTGAGCGTTTTGCCAAAGCGCTTGACTACTATCAAGACAGATACGATGAAGGCTTTGCTGACGGCTCTGCCAACGGCTTAGACCACGGAACCAAGCGAGGATTTGAAGAAGGTTTTGCCGCAGGCGTAGACCACGCAAACGACCCCGAACTAAAATAACCAAAGGACAACCATGACATCCGCTGAGTTTTTAGCGGTGGTTTTGCCGTCCGAGGGTTTTGGCCTTTACTGCGCGGTAGAACTCACAAAAAAGAAAGAGCATGTATATGCGGCAAAGATTGAGGAACTTATCCCGACGATCGAGCAGTGGCACGCCAACAACTACGACATTTTTTATGGCGTAGCTACCTTTGACAAGAAGCGCGGCGCTGAGAATGCGCAGTACCTCAAAGCGTTTTTTGTTGACTTGGATGGGTACGCTACCAAGAAAGCGGCGGCAGATGCGCTGATTGAGTTTCTTACAAAGTCTGGGCTTGACGCTCTCGGCACGCCATGGGTGGTTGACTCAGGCGGGGGCTTGCATTGCTACTGGCCTTTGAAAGACGAGGTGCCTGCGGCTGTTTGGAAACCTGTTGCTGAGAACCTGAAGCGTCTGTGCAGACAAGAAGGTTTTACTATTGATATGGCGGTGACGGCAGACACGGCTCGTGTTATGCGAATGCCCGGAACTGCCAACAACAAGAAGAAGTACCCAACTCCGCGCCCTGTCCGAATAGTCCAAGAAGGTGACATTTTTGACTTCTCGACTTTTTCACCACTTGTTTATGAGAAGTTAGAAGAGGTGTCGGTTGTCCACATTCCTACGCCCAAGTTTGACCTGCCCGGCCAACGCCCTACTGCGCAGACACGCGGTCAGGTTAAGCTGATTCAAGATAGCTTCACGCTGTTTGGGAACTTTGAGAACCAGTGCGGTCAGGTTCAGGACTACATTGCCACGGCTACAGAGGACGGCAAGGAACCCATCTGGCGTGGACTCCTGTCTTGGGCGAAGGTCTGTGAGGATGGCGCAGAGAAGGCTATCTGGTTGTCGGACATGCATCCGTACCCACACGATCGGATGCACCAGAAGCTTTCTGAGATCAAAGGGCCATACGCGTGCATGAAGATGGACAGCGAGAACCCCGGAATTTGTACTAAGTGCAAGCACTGGGGCAAGATCACCAACCCGCTGATACTAGGGCGCGAGATCAAGGTGGACAACACCGCCAAGGAGATCATGCTGTCAGCGCCTGCTGAAGACGACTTTGATGAAGCCGAGCTTGACTCTGAGGAAGCCTACGAGCCAGAAGATACGGGGTTGCCCTTAGCACCTAGCGTGGTACGTCCTGTGCCCCCTCGTGGCTACAGCTATGGCGAGCATGGTGGCGTGTACTGCACGCGTTCCGAGGAAGATGAGGAGGGCAAGAAGGTCAAGAAAAACATTCAGCTTGTTCCCTACGACTTGTTTGTGGTTGACCTCTTGAAGATGGAGAACGACCATCTGGTTCACATGGCCGCTGTGCGACCCGAAGGCGTGCAGACGCTTAACTTCCCACAGAAATCTATTGTCAGCAAGGACGAGACGCTCAAGTGGCTAGCCAGTCAGAACATTGTCAGCACCTTTGCGGGTCACGACAAGACGTTGTTTGAGTATGTGCGTTCGTGTGTAGGCGATGCTTCTCAGAACCGCAAGCCAGTCGAGGTGCCGTTCCAATGTGGTTGGCAGGCAGATCAGTCGTTTGTTTACAACAACCGCGTGTTCAGTAAAGATGGGCGTGAGACTCGGATACCCATGCCCGGGCTTGAGAACATCAACCGCAACACCAATGGCAAGGGTGAACTTGCTACGTGGCGGCATCTGTGGAAGACAATCTTTGTGGAGAAAGAGGGCATGGAGACAGCCTTGGCTGTGGCTCTGGATTCCTTTGGATCACCGCTTATGCGCTTTACTGAGTACGAAGGCTTTGTTTGGCACATTGGTTCACAGTGGTCGGGCACAGGTAAGTCTTTAGTTCTAAGTGCCAAGGCTGGTGTGTGGGGTCACCCACTACGCTACCGCACAGGCAAGAGTACATCTCCTGTTGCAATGCAACAACGGGCGGGTCTGCTTAACAGTATGCCGCTTCTGATTGACGAGATTACCAACACCCAACGCAAAGACATGGAGTGGGCACCCGCCTTTATCTTTGACTACGCAGAGGGTCAGGGCAAGGAGCGTATGGAGTCCGGCTCCAACAAGGAACGTATCAATAACAGTACGTGGACAGCTACTTGCACGATGACTGGTAACGAGAAGCTGACCGACTACATGGCGGGAGCACGCAAGCACAGTTCCAACGGCGAGTTGTTGCGGATGCTTGAGTGGTGCCCACACAAGAAACTTATCTGGAATGCAGAAGAGCGCAAAACTTTACTTGAGATTAAGCGCAACTACGGCGTAGCGGGTGAGGCTTGGGTTCGGTGGTTAGCTGTTAATCAGAAGACTGCCGAGGAGATTGTGCGCAAGGTACACATCCATCTGAAGAAGGTCTTTAACTTCAACGACGATGAGCGCTACTGGCATGCGGGCTGTACTACAACTGTAGCGGCGGCAATTCTGTTGCGTAAGGAATACTCTGGCATCCTTGACGTGGAGATCAACAAGGTCATCACCGCTCTGAAAGGACTTGTGGAGAAAGGCCGTGGCATCATAAAGAACAGCGTGCGCTCTGCTGAAGATGTGCTCAACGCCTACATCGG